ATTTGTTTTATTTTTTGATAATGATAATGCAGGGCAGAATATGCAACGTCAAATAATTGACGCATGTAATTTGTTTAATGAATTATATGTTGTTAATGAATATGGTGGTTGCAAAGACCCTGCGGAAATTATTGAGAATAAAAAGTTAAAACAAGCAATCTTATCAATTACAAAACTATAAGGAGATTAAAACAATGACAGCAAAAAATTGGTTCAAAATTGGGCAAGAAGGATTACAAGAAAAACTTTCAATGGATTCAGCTAATCAAATCAGAGCATCTAAAAATGCACCTCGTTTTTGGTTAAGGGTGGGAGAAGAAGCAGTAATTGTATTTGTGGATGACACTGGTTTCTATGCAAAAACACATCAACTAAACATCGCAGGTTCTTGGAATAACTTTGTTACTTGCACAGCAGATTTTCAACCGTGTCCTGTTTGTAATAGTGGTGATAGGCCATCGTTAATTGGTTATTATACTGTGATTGATACCAGGGAAATTCAATTTAAGGATGGCACGAGAGCTAAAAATCGTCGTGTATTGTTTCCAGCTAAAAATGTAGCTATCAATATGATAGCTGATTTGAAGAAGAAATATAACTCATTGATTGGTTTGGCTGTTAAGGTTAAGCGATATGGGCAGAAATCCCCGAATTGTGGTGATTATTTTGAAGTTATTTCTGATAAACGTATTGCTTTGAAATCGTTGGGTGCTGATGCTGATGTAGTTTATAATTATGAAAAAATATTGGCGCCCCCTACCCCTGAAGAATTAGATACATTGGGTTTTGGAAATAGAGCTTTAGGTGAAGTAACTGCTGATGTTGATAATACAGATGATATTCCATTCTAATTATGACTACTTTTCCCTTTGATAAAGTGATACGAATCGAGGGCATGGCGCTGGTTCATACACCAGCGCCTGATGTTTTGAAAGAGGCATTAACTCTACAAAATACACAGAAATCTTTAATTTTGCCTGTGTATAAAACCACAGATGACCCATCGTTGTTATGGATACCTCGGGCTATTGTGCAGCAACCAGTAGATACCATCGAATGGAAACGTTTTCATTTTAAGCATAATATTAAGCTGCGGCCCCTTCAGCAAACGTTGTTAAACGCCTTCTTACAACGCATGGATGTTTGTGGTGGTATTTTATCTGCTGGCACTGGTGTAGGCAAAACTATAATGGGATTGTGGTTAACCGCTCTTTATGGGTTGAAGACATTGATTATTGTGCCTACAGATATGATATTCAAACAATGGATAGACCGAATACAAACATTCTTGGATGTTCCAAATATAGGCATAATTCGAGGTGCTGTTTGTAAGACAGATGCTCCGATTACAGTTGCTATGTTGCATACGATTGTAAAACCTAAATTTAAGCATTTACATAAAGAATTTGGTTTGGTTATTTATGATGAAGTGCATACAGTAGCTACCCAGCTTTTTCATAATGCTTGTGGTAAATTTCATAGTAAATTTAATATAGGCTTATCTGCTTCGCCATATCGTAAAGATGGAATGGCTAATGTCTTTTTGTGGCATATAGGACCTATATATGCTTCAATGAAAAAAGTTGATAGTGTTCCACGAGTTAATGCTGTTTTTCTGAAAAATGATGTTACGACATATACCTGCCGTAGATGGAATGGTAAATTAAATTTAGGCAAATTTTATAATCAATTAGTAAATGTTCCTTCTCGTAATCAAATGATTATGAAATATGCCATAAAGGCGTATCAAAATGATTATAAAACTTTAATTCTAACAGAACGATTAGAACATATTGATATACTTAAACAATTACTCATATCTAAAATACCTGCTGACCATATTGGTATTTTAACTGCGAATATAAAAGAGCTTGATAAACCAATTATTATTGGGACATATGGTTCGGCTGGTATGGGATTAGATATTCCATCTTTAAGCTGTTTAATTTTAGCAACACCTCGAACGGATGTTTTACAACCAGTTGGTCGTGTAACCAGGGCTAAAGATATTCAACCCGTTATTATTGATTTAATTGATGTGAATGATAAAATGATGGTAGCTTGGTGGCAGAAAAGAAAGAAGGTTTATGCATCTTTAGGTTGTAATTTAAGGGAATTGGCTTTTTGGAAATGAGTAAAAAATTACCTCTATATTTTAAGTTATATTATGACCATGAGTGTTTCCGAAGACATAAAAAGCGAAAGTTGAGAAAAACTTTAGAAGTTCATAAATCTAATCGAGAGCATAATCCTATTATTCAACAAAGAAAAAGAGGTAAAGATAAACTTCAAAAAATGTTTAATACTATTCCACAAATTTTAGAATTTCTTGAAGCATTTCCAGAAATTGAATTTTAGAAAGGAGAAATTAGTTATGGCACGGCCAAAAAAAGAAAAAGATGATGTAGTCTTTACAGGAGTTCCAGCAAATGTATCTTATAGTTTAACAGCCACAATCAATATGGGTAACTTTGAGTCTTTGAAAATTCAAGTTGGATTAAGTATGCCTTGTAAACCTACCAAATTACAGATTGATAATAAATTTAAAGCTATTACAGCACATGTTGAAGAATTATTAGATAGTAAGGTAAAAGAATTAACAGGGGGTTCCCATGGAACTAACCAAAATGCTCTCTAAATATCAATATTATGTTGGTGATAAGGTGCCACCCATTCAACGATTACCAAGTGGTATTTTAGCATTTGATATTGTAACAGGTGGTGGTATTCCTATTGGGCGCTTTACTGAATTTTATGGTGATAAATCCACTGGTAAAAGCACCACATCCTTACGATTTATTAACCAATTTCTTCAGCGAGATGATAGAAAAGCAGTTTATTTAGATTTTGAAAATACATATGATGCCGCATGGGCAAAATATTTTATTCAAGATTTAGATAGAGTTATTGTTGTTCAACCAGACTATGGAGAACTGGGTGTTGATTTATTTATTGAATTACATAAACATGCAGATGAAATAGGCTTTATTATTTTAGATAGTTTAGCTATGATTATTCCAACTAAAGAGGTTGATGATGATGCTTTAGCACAGCATGTAGCCACACAAGCCAGATTAGTTAGTAGTATGCTGCGGAGAGCATTACCATGTATTTCAAAAAATAATCAAAATAAAACACCTATTACAGTTATTTTATTAAATCAAATTCGCATGAAGATTGGTGGTTATGGTCAACCTAATCAAGTTACCAAACCATGTGGTAAAATGCAGGATGCTGTTGTTTCAATGGATATTCGTTTTTACTCTAAAGAGTATAAAGTTGTTTCAAATGTTCCTGTATCTGTTACACATCAAATTAATATTGAAAAAAATAAAGTCGGTGGACACCCAAAACGCACCGCACAATTTAAGATTTGTTTAGTACCATCTAATGGATTAAACATTGGTGATTGTGATGATAATGATTTATACCTTGCAATGATGAAAAAATTGCAGTTAATAAAACGAGATGGTAATAAATGGATTTATAATGATAATGTATTCAAAAATTTGCTTGAAATTGAAGAGCAGTTATTACATAACCCCGAAATTAAACAACAGCTATATCATCGAATTTTAGATACAGTAACAACAGACTTGGGTGTATTGGTAGGTGATGATGAAGACGCCTAATATTATCTTACGATGTATTTGCTGTAATCAACCATTTACTGGTAAGGCTACTCCATTTTTAACTATGGAACCACCTGTATGTTCTATGGAATGTTTTATCTGGTGGATAGCACAATTTTCTAATAAGCCATTATCTGATGTTACTCCAGTAATTCACTGTAATGAAAATGACTTTCGCAATGATTGGGAACGTCGTGTTGCCAATTTTTTAACTTATTATCAAATTCCATATTTATATGAAGCGATAGCTATCCCTGTAGGAAAGAAAAAATATATTCCTGATTTTTATTTACCTGATAGTGGAATTTATCTTGAAGTAAAAGGAAAATGGTATCCTGGGTATAAGACTCTTTTTGTAGATGCTTGTAAACAAAATCCTGATTATTATTGGCTTTTAGATGGACATTTTTTGAAACGGATAGGATTACTAAATGGACATTGATGACTATCTCGAATTATCAGATATTTTCATGTATTTTGTGCCCAGGAAAAAAGATGTTGAAGTTAAACAAGAGCATGTGGATATGCTTTTTGTCTTGCTCAATAAGTTATTAGATGATATAAAAATAAAAATGGCTGAACTACCACCAGATGTTGACCAAGTGCGAGAATTGTTTTTTATTGTAGAATCATTGATGCGAATCAAAAAACAGTATATTTTAAGAGTGGCTAAATTTAAGGATAGTTTACAAAGGATACAAAACTATGACCAATACTGATAATAGTATTCTTACCGCTGATGAGTTATATCGGTTGATTGTAGATAATATCAAAATATCTTCTACCAGAGGCAATGATTTTTCAGTCTTAAATGCTTCGTTACTTTATAATATATGCCCACGAGGCTGTCATTTAATTTACAATAATAAATTATTGGTTCATCAGCAAGAAAAATCAATAGATGATAGTTTGAAATTAGTATTCAAATTAGGTTGGAAAATAGAAGAAATTATTAATGAAGCACTACTACAATATCATGTCAATGTGCCATTATTGTCATATAAAATAGGCGCTTTTACTATTAAAGGGCATCCAGATATTATTATAGAAAACAATGGAAACTTATATATATTAGAAATTAAATCTATGAGTTTAGAACAATTTAAGCAGTTAAAGCAACCTATTTATAAACATGAACATCAATTATTAACATATTTATTATTAGCAAAAAAGAATAAATTAAAGGTAAC